TTATTTGCGCGGAATTCTGGGCTTTATGGTCAATTCAAAGTTAGGCTCATTCAGATGACCGCGCTTATTTTTTGTTAATTTCTTGTATTCTATAGATTCTATGAGTAATTTCAACAATCTGTTGCGTTCCGGAATAGATAAATCCCAATAACAGGAAAGCAGATCTTCACAAGCCGGCAGGAACTGTTCTATATTGGCTTCTCTTTGACGTTCCTTGTCAAGTTCGAGTTTCAGCTGGGCAACGTTTGATTGAGCTTCAGAAATTCGGCTTTGCAAACTGGCAGATCGCTCAAGGAAGACTTCTGTTGAGTAGACACCTTGTTCAAGCAGATCATACATGGTTCCCTTTTGCCGTAGAAGTTGATCGAGTGTCTGTTGAGCTGATTCCAAAAGAACTTCTTTTTCCGGAATGAGACTCTTACTTGGTGTCTGACCACTCAGACGATATCCTTCAACCCAGTCAGAAAGCGCATTATAAACTTCTCGCTCAACAAGATCCAAAGGACTGCCAATGGTAGGACAATCATATGTACTGCACAACATCAGATCATAAGGAACACGACTGGCAGTTCCGGAAGGCGGCCGACGAATCATTTTCTTTTTGCACTCACTACAGACAATGATTCCTGCAAGCGGATTTTTGATAATGTTAGAACCGGCAGGCTTCGGGGATCCGCAGCCAAGATAACTCTGAGCTTCTGCAAATACATCGTGATCGATCAAGCGCGGATGCCGACCGGAAACAATGGTATAGTCACTGGTTCTCGGACGTGTGGTTGTGAGAACGCCATTTTCAACCGTTCTGACCACTTTTCGTTCGCCAATCTTGACACATTGATCATACACAACATTAGAGAGGATTCCGCGGACTGTGCTCTCGCTCCAAAGTTTGGAATTACGCGGCTTTGTACCGTAACTATTCAAAGTACGAGTGATTGACCGGATACCAACACGTTCCGGACCGGTAAACATAGAAAAGATAAGTCTCACAACAGGAGCCTCGTTTTCATCAAAAGCAAGAGTCCATCCCTTCTCTTTTTCAAGTTTCGTTCTCCGGAAACCGTATGGTGCGGAGTTATATGGCCACTTTCCCTCAGAGATAGCAGCATAACGTCCATTCTGCATTCTGCGCTTGATCGTCTTATATTCACGCCGACTCATGAATAATCCAAACTCAAAATACTCTTCATCGAATTCATTGGCCGGATCATAGGTTTTGGAAGGAGTGATGATTAGTGTGTTGGAATACTGGAAAGATCTCTGTACAACTCCCTGATCGATCGTATCACCACGAGCAAGACGCTCTACTTCCATAACAAGCACACCGTCCCAAAGGTTTTGTTCTACTTCGCGAAGCAACTGTTGCATAACAGGACGCGCAGCTATAGTTTCTCCGGACACAACTTCTCGATAAATATTGCTAATAATAAGGTTGTTTTTCTTAGCAAGAGAGAGAAGCGCACGTTCGTGTCTGGCAAGAGTTTCCCCTTCACCATGCTGCTCGGCTTCAAGATCCTTTCTTGATTTCCTCAAATAAATACAATACGACATGATATCACCTCCGTATATATTATGTAAAAAAGTACAAAAATAACAGCCATACACAGAACGTAAGTTCTGATTGTGCGACTGCACCGAAGATGATACAATATTCTTTGGTAAGACAGTATCTCTTCGGAGTTACTAAAGCACATTGGCGTGTGCTTCCCCAGTTGACCGTTCCTGTTGGCGCAGGAGCGGTTTTTATTTAAGATATAAAGCCATCATCTTTCATCTGGAATATCTTTTTGTGTAGTGTTATCGTTGTCTTGAAACTTCTGGCCATCAAGAAGAACAAAGCTCCGAATATAATAAAGAAAGCACCGATTCCAACAGACGTTGAGAGTCCGGCAAGTCCGAAAGCCAGTAAGACAACTGACATGATCATGGCGATTACACGGCACAATGAGAATGTAGAAATTTTTGTGCGTTTTCCATTTGCTTTTATGATTGAATCTCTGTCCCGATCAAGTACACATCCAGCTTGAACAAGCGAAATGTATTTTTTCTTCTCACTTGATGTCAGCACTTTCTCAAGCTTAGATGGAATCCGTACCTCAGGGATTTCTGCGGCAGATCCACTGAAAGAACTGTTGGAAGATGAACGCGATCCATTTCCACCGATCCCACGATATACATCACCGACTCCCAAGGTTGTCTTGTTATAGACTTTATTGTATGCTGCCTTCTTCGGATCCTTTATCCATCCGACACCTTTCTGTCCGTATCCAGGAGACACGGATTTCTTAACAGCTCTTTTTACTTTTCCAGTTGTCTGAGCCTTAACGCTTTTCTTCAAGCTCGGTGTTCTCATTCCTACTTTCATTGTTATCACCTTTTCCTTCATGTAGGCATTGCAGCGTTTTGCAGATTGCCTGAATATCATCGTCTGACAGTTCGTCAAAATTGTTCAACTGGTTCTGTATCGAACTGATCAGCATATCTTTTGCGGTAGATTTTTCTTTGTCAGTTGTCTTTTGAAAGAAAACTGCTGTGATTGTGCTAGTCAGAGAACCAATCAGACCGATTCCAACAAGCATCAGAACAGTTGCTATGATTCTTCCTGGAATTGTTGATGGTGAGATATCTCCATATCCAACAGTTGTCGCTGTAACAAAACTCCACCAAAAGCCATCTGAAAAGCTCATTCCTTCCGCATAATGGATGGATATTCCACCGATTGCAATACAGATCAGCGTTGCTCCGACCATATACTTAAATCCATTCAAGTCAAAGAAGAACTTTATATGTTTGTAGAGCCTTGCAAATCGTGCGGACGCTTTTGCTAGCTTCAAGAGTTTTAGCATCTTGAATACTTTGAATACCCTGAAAACTTTGAACAAAGAGTTGAACGGAATAATTGCAATCAGATCCAGTATGTTATTCCGAAAAAACTCTTTTTTATTTTTAGCAATCAGCAATCGTAACGCATAGTCTGCAATAAATATTGTGTTGATCGCAAAGTCAATGTCGCGCTGAATTGCAGAACATCCAGTTGTCATGTCATAGATTGCAAAGTAGACAGCTACGATTGCAAGTACGCTGAAAAGGAGATCATACAGAACAGAAAGTCGTTCTTTGTGTTTCATAAAACAAATTCTCCTGATTTCATTTAATATAATAAGCACCCCATCTCTATGCAAGAACAAATGTTCGATAAAACCATTGATTTCTAAATACAAATGTCGTATGATGAAATCAAGGAATTTCGAAGAGTGTTCTTGCTGGGAACGGAGGGATCCATAATGAATTATAAAAAACTCATAATAAAAATGCTTGACGAATTGGACGACACACGATTAAAAAATGTATATTTTTTCATTCGCGGAATCTTAGGACTGAAATAAATCAGTCCTTTTTTATTTGTATAGAATCCAAAAAGTCTTCCAATACTTTCCATCCAGTTTCGTCAAGAGCCGCCAATCCGGAAACAAGTCTCTTTTTAAAAGAATCATCTTCCTCAGTCATGAGCTGTCCGACAAACTGTGCGATTTCATCAGAGTAGGACAGTTTCACAAACATATCACCCTCTCCAGTACGGAGCCAATTTTCGTTGACATTATATTTTGTACATATAAGAGAAATAACTGCATCACTTGGAGCATTTTTTCCAACTTCATAAGCACTAATGTTACCTCTTGCGATTCCAATACCATCAGCGAATTCTTGCTGAGTCATATCTAGTTCTTTTCTTATTTTTTTTAGGCGTTTATACATTTTCTCACCTCTTTTCTTGATATTGATTATACAACATGGCAGGAAAAAATGCAATAAAAAATGTTGGTAAATTGCAAAATGTTGGATAATAGCAAAAAAGAGATTGACAAAAGCAATCAACCAACATATAATTGACATATACCAACAAAACAGCAGACACAGAAAGGAGTAAGAAATGTCAGAGAAAGAAAAACAGATTATCAAGACACTTGCCGATAAGTTACCAGCAATGAGCGAAAGAGAAAGAGGATACCTCGAAGGAACGATCGCAACTGCAGCGGCAATGAGCAGTAAGAAAGAGGAACAGGAGAAAAACAATTCAGAGAAAAAGGTTGGATAAGATCAGGGAGGCGAAAACAATGAAGAGAAGTATTAATCACAAGAGATACAGCGGATATCCAGAAGAATTAAGTCTGCTGAAAGGATTTAAGGTTGTTGGAGTCGGATGCGGAGATATCGAAAAAGAGGGTGCAACAAGCATCATGCTGATGAATGACCACAATGTCGCTGTTGACCTGAACATCACGGATGAAGGAACATACATCAGCGAGTTTTACGCACTTACACAGGACTTTATTCCAAGAACCTATGAGGATGATTAGAGATGAGAAAAAAATAGCAACAAGTACAAACCGTAACACATAAACTTTTCTAGGAGGTGATGCGGGTGATCGTAGAGATCAAAAAGACAGAAAGCGGATGCACATACAAATTCGATGATTCTGCTTATCTGGGGAAAAGCGAAAAAGAGCATGAAAAAGTGATCAATGATGTATCAACTATCATAAACGAACATCTGAGATCAAGAAAGGATAAAACCGCTTAGGCGGTGGAAAGAAGGACAAGCATGGAGGATTGTTGCTACTGTCAACACAGAAACAGTTGTATGGAACGTAGCCGCTGTTATCCGTGCACATCATACAAAAAAGGAAGGAGGAAAAAGGAATGCAACAGAGAGAATTTGCTTTATACAAAAGAAGGTTACTGAGTCTGATCCCGGGAAAATTGCAGGACATTCCGAACAGGGAAGTGAAGATCAAGTTTTTTCGATCCAGCCTGATTGAGCAGATCGAAAAGGAAAAGGACTGGCAGTTCACCGGGGAACAGACAGCAGAGCTGATCCGGATGGCAATCTATCCGGATCTGAGATCAGAGGAAGAGCGGATGCAGTATGAAGATTTCCTCATGAATGGATTGGACAGAGTTATGTCAGAGAATGAGAAATGAGCCAGAAACGAGGAAGAAGGGAGAAAGACCACATATGGATTATCAGATGGACGAAAACACAGGAACTGGGCTGTTGCTCTGGGACATGGGAAGAGGCGAACGAGTACGCCAGGAAGAAGAACAAAGGAGAATACATCATATTAGAATGAGCCTTTGGAGAACAAGGTTTATCACAGGTGTTGGAATGCTTGTTGGACTCTTCTATGCTTCCGGAGCAGCAATTACATATTCCATATCGGTCAAAGCACCGGAGTCAACGCTGGAGCGCGTCCTGATCGGACTGGCTGTATCAGCAAGCTTCTACGCGCTGAATTCGATCGCAAGGACGCTGGAAAAACAGATAAAAAAACAACACTTCCGGAGGTAACGGAAGTGTTGAATGCAAGACTTTTGTCTCGCAGATATTAAAGACATTATTATCTTAACATCTGTGGGGCAGGAAGTCAAGAAAAACGGGGGTTCTGCCCCATTTTAATACTCGATTAAGATATTAAAGATAGAGGTATACGATGGCAACGAAGAGAGTAACACACACCTTCCGGAAAGGAGACATCCTGGAGGTGAAGGAATACCATGATGGCAGGTATGGAGCAAGGGGACTGCCAAGAGAAAAGAAGAGAAAGCCTACACCGGAGCAGATGGCAGTGGTGAACGCCATGAATAAAGCAGAGACAGCCAGACACAGATTGTTGGAGTACTTTGGAAAGGGGGACTACTTCCTGACGTTGACGTACAGAGTCGAGGCAAGACCTCCGGACATGGCGAAAGCAAAGAAGGATTTCACGAATCTGATAAGCAAGCTAAGGACAAGATACAAGAAAGAACAGATCGAATTGCGCTGGATCCGGAACATTGAGAAAGGAACCAAGGGAGCATGGCACGTTCACATGGTCATCACCGGATGCCGGGATACGATCCGCTGGGTAGAGGAATGTTGGCCACACGGTGGAATCTATGCAGAACAACTGGAGAAAAGCAAATACTACGAAGAGGATTTCTCACAGCTTGCATCCTACATCACAAAAAATGAGAAGGTGGGAGAAAAGAGGGAAGACGGAAAGAGGGACAAGCCAAGGCTCAGTGAATCCAGTTACAGTACTTCGCGGAACATGCCACTGAAACCACCAAAGAAGAAAAAACTGGCAAGATGGCCGAAAGAAATCAAACAGAAGAACGGCTATTACATTGCCAAGAGCTATGAAGGAATCAATCCGGCCACTGGGTTCAAGTACCGGAGATACACATTGATCCGGTTGAACAGGAGGATTTGAAGACATGAAGACAGTGAAAGTCTACATAGAGACAACGATCACAGGACCATTTGTCCGGGATGGGAAATATGGTGCAGCCTTAGTATTTATTAAGCAAAACGGAGAAGTGAAGGACCTGTTCGTACAGGGCGAAGAAACAGAGACAACACATAACCGCAGTGTACTATTAGCCATGATCCGGGCAATGCAGAGATTCACAGAGTCATGCCATATCATATTCTACACAGGGAATACATTTATCCGCAATATGGTTCAGGCAGACAATCCGGAAAAGTGGAGACGGGCAGAGTGGAGAAAGTCGGATGGAAAAGACATACAGAACAAGGAACTGTGGCAGTTGTTCCTGGAAGAGAGCAAAGAACACGAGATAGAGATCGTATACGAAAACAACAGTGAGTATAAAAGGACGCTTGAAGCGTACTTGCAAGGAGAAGAGGTATAAAGATGTTTGAGAAGTTTGGAGAATTTGATTCTTGCGAAGAAATCAACCGTGCTGCAAAAGCACAGTTGGAAGAAGGAGACCTGGAAGCAATCAGGACAATTGCAGAAGAGAACGGACTGGATCCGGAAGACGCTGAGGACTTTTGCACCGGTGCAATAGAAGAGCTGACGACACCAATTCTTGCAGCTATTGGAAAACTGGAACTGGAAGCGAAGGACCTGAAACTGGAAGGAGCACTGAAAGACTGGACGGATTCCATCAAACAATCATGCATGGAAAATGAAGAGATGGCTCTTGCAGTCAGAAGAAAAGGAAAGTCATTGAAAGACTGCATGGCTTTGGTCTTGAAGACGGCATTTAATGCCAAAACACAGTTAGATGACAGAATCACCAAGGCAGCAGGCTTGAGACCACCACTGTATATCAGCATTCCAGGAAAGGCACAGATCAAAGAGATCGTGAGAGAGTACTATCTGGGTGAGAAAAAATGAGAGTATACAAAGGGTTCAATAAAAAAATTCAGGCAAAACACGGAAAAGGGACATTCCAGTACGAGAAAGGGAAGACCTACAAAGAAGAGAAAAGCAAAACAAGATCCACTGGATTCCATGCGGCGGAGTATATCCTGGATTGCCTGCAGTGGTATCCGATCGATGGAAAGAACAAATTCTTCCTGTGCGAAGCTGGCGGGAGTATAGACGAAGAGGATGGATGCTCGATGGTCGTATCTACAGAGCTGACATTATTAAGAGAACTGACGCTTATGGAGATTGCAATGGCGGCAATGGAATATATGATCATCCATCCGAAGAGAACGTGGGAGAAAAGAGAAAGAGGTGCATACGCAGAAAAAGAGCGGTCAAAAGCGATCGGAGAGACAAAGATAGCGATCGCAAGGGGAAAACATCCGGAAGTGAAAGGCGAATACGGAACCGTGATCGGACTGATCGTAGAGGACGAGAAAGGCAAGCCAGTGGCAGCAGGCGTGAGGAATGTTGACGGAATACAAGCGAAAGCGCATCAGATCTATTCCATGACAGAAGAAAGAGAATGGGTGGAGGTGCAGAAA